CGTCACGCTGGCGCTGGAAGCAGGAACAAGCGAGACAGGAACAACTACCGCCTGAGGGTGACTGGGCTATTTGGTTGTACATGGCTGGGCGCGGTGCAGGTAAGACACGCACTGCAGCAGAGTGGCTTGCTTGGGAAGCAATCAGCCAACCCAACACGCGCTGGGCGATAGTTGGACCAACGTACGGTGACGCAAGAGATACCTGCGCTGAAGGCGAGTCAGGCGTACTCAATGTCCTGAGACGTTACAAGGTGTTGAAGGATTGGAACAGATCGCTTGGCGAGATCCTTTTGCACAACGGATCGCAGATAAAACTATTCTCAGCAGACAAGCCTGATCGTTTCCGTGGACCACAGCATCACGGCGCGTGGTGTGATGAGTTAGCGGCATACCGTTATTCAGACGCGTGGGATCAGTTGCAGTTTGGTATGCGTCTGGGAGATAAACCGCGCATTGTCGTCACAACAACACCGAGACCAACCGCGCTCATCAGAGCATTAGCAGGGCGCAATGACGGATCTGTGGCAATCACTCGCGGATCTACTTTTGACAATGCTGCCAACCTTGCACCTTCAGCGCTGCTTGAACTAGAAGCCAGATACGCAGGCACCAGATTAGGGCGTCAGGAACTGTTTGGCGAGATTTTGGACGACGTTGAGGGCGCATTGTGGACTAGGGGACTTATTGAGCGAAATAGGCTTCAGAAGGCTCCAGCGCTGGCAAGAATAGTCGTGTCCGTGGATCCCGCAGTCACTAATACAAAAGATAGCGATGAGACGGGAATTGTTGTGTTGGGATCTGACGCGCAAGGACATGGATACGTGTTGGGTGATTACTCTTTCAAGGGTTCTCCATTAGATTGGGCAAGCAAAGCAGTTTCAGTTTTTGACGAGTGGAAAGCAGACTCAATCCTGGTTGAAGTCAATCAGGGCGGTGACATGGTGAGCGCGGTGTTGAAGCAGATCCGATTAGGGCTACCAATCCGAGAAGTGCGAGCGCACGTGGGTAAGAGATTACGCGCTGAGCCAGTTGCAGCAATGTATGAGCAGGGACGTATCCACCACATTGGAGAGTTCGCCAAATTAGAGGATCAAATGACCGTGTGGACGCCAGAGGATCCAGACTCACCAGATCGCATTGACGCAATGGTGCAGGGGTTTGCAGATCTCTTAGGCACGCAAAACGTGATGAATTACTTTAACGCCATTGCTAACTTTTGCCCTCAGTGCAACCTGCCCAACCCTAAGTCGTCACCTATGTGTTTGAAGTGTGGAAGCGCTATCATTACACCAGCCTGAAGTACAAGGGGCATAAACAAGGGAGATACACGTGGGTCGCATAACAGACCGTATCGCAGAGCAGATTGCAGCAGCAATTGAAAAGCGCGCATTACCAGCAGGCGCAGTAACAATGACCGAACAAGACATGCGCAATGGATCTATTGGGCAGTCATACGGCAACAACGTGCCACTGGGGCGTGAACAGTTTAAGCCTGTTGCGTTTGGTCCAGGTGTACCGATTACTCCAGGTGCGATCAACCCACTGCGCGATGACGGGCGACCAGACCCACGACGCTACGAATACCAAGTAGCACAGAACATCAACATCACTGAAACAAAACTTATCCCGTTCAAGACTTTACGAGCAGCAGCAGATCAGATTGACATTTTGCGACGTTGCGTTGAAGTCAGCAAAAACAAACTTGTTGGCTTGGAGTGGGACATTGTCCTTGGCGCAGACGCGTCAGAAAAGATTGCAGCAGAGTTTGGTGGAGATCACGTACGCGCAATGGCTACTGCACGCGCACAGTTCACTGATGAGATTGATCGCTTAAAAACATTTTGGGAAAACCCAGACCGCAGCAACGGATTGACCTTTGCAGATTGGTTGATGATTGCGGCTGAAGAGATCCTTGTTATTGACGCACTGGCTATTTGGCCTCAGATGAGTGTGGGTGGAGATCTTTACGGGTTTCAGATCCTAGACGGCACAACAATCAAGCCAATGTTGGACGACAGAGGTATGCGACCACAAGCACCTGACGTTGCTTACCAACAGATCCTTTACGGTTTCCCACGCGCTGAGTTCACTGCAAACGACGATGACCCAAATGCTGACGGTGAGTTCACTGCTGACGATTTGGCGTACATGGTTCGCAACCGTCGCACAACAAGCGTTTACGGATACTCACCAGTTGAGCGCGCACTACCTTTGGCTGACATTTACTTGCGTCGTCAGCAATGGATCCGCGCTGAATACACTGACGGCGTAATTCCAGATTTGATGTTCACCACGACAGCAGACTGGGGTAATAACCCTGACTTGCTACGTGCTTACGAGAGTATTCTCAACGATGATCTTGCGGGACAGACAGAACAGCGCAAGCGCGCACGACTATTGCCAACAGGCTTAGTGCCAGTAACCAATGACGGCTACGGCGAGAAGTTCAAAGACACGCTTGACGATTACCTTGTGACCTCAATTTGTGGACACTTTGGAGTTCAACCAAGTGAAATTGGATTTGCGCCAAAGGGCGGTTTGGGCGGTGCAGGTTTTTCAGAGGGACAAGCACAAAACGCAGAAGCCATTGGTATTCAGCCACTAGCAAACTGGATCAGCAAAATGCTGACCAACCTTTCATACACCTACTTGGGTATGCCGCGTGAACTTGAATTCAAACTCATGACAAGCAAGCGCTTGGACGATGAAGCCAGCGCGCGCAAGGCAGCAATTCAAGAGCCAGTTGCAGTTGAAGAGCCTGAAGTTGAAGAGACACCAGTGACGGTTGAGACTGTTAAAGAGGTTCAAGCATTCATGAAGTGGGCTAAGAAAGGCGACAGGGGACGTGATTTTGAGTTCAAGACAATTGACCCAATAGTTGCTGAAGCGCTCAATCAGTGCGTGTTTGACGGGGACTTAGATACAGCCAAAGCATTGGCAAAGGCGTATTTAGCATGAACCAAGGCGCACACAACGCAGATGTGCGCATAGCGACAACCAACGCACGTAAGATCCAAGCAGCATTGCGGCAGGGGATTGACGCTAAGCGGGTGCTTGCTGCATACCGTCGCACAGATCCAGCAGTGTCCAAAAACCCTGTGCAAGATCGCGCCAGAGCCAGAGCATGGGCAATGCTCAACATGCGGATCAACAATGAACCGTTGCTTGAAGTGCTGCAAAAGACTTGGGCAGACGGTTTTGTGTTGGGTGAGGCGTTTGGCGACGATCAAATTGCCAGAGCGCGTGAGGCTAAGAAAGCAGGCTCACCTGACTACGTGGATTGGGACAACTGGAGACCAGGTGATGCTGCAACGGCGACACTATTGCGACCACCCAAAGCATTTCAAGAGTTACTAGGCAGAGCGCGAGTCACAATCAAGGATCTTGACCAGACTGGGTACGACAGAGTAGGCACAGCGCTGGCTGACAGTATCGCTCAGGGACTATCCGACACGCGTGCTGCAAGGCTCATCAACGACGCGATTGGCAACCCTGCGCGAGCGCTATCTATTGCAATCACTGAGACTAACCGCGCAATGTCGTTTGGTGCAATCACTCGCTACCAAGCAGCAAAACTGGAGCAAATGGAGTGGTCAACCTCAGATCCTTGCCCTCAGTGTGCAATGAACAGTGGCGCGGTAGTGAACATTGGCTCAACCTTTCCAAGCGGTGCAGACATGCCACCTGCTCACCCACATTGTCGTTGTGCGATTTTGCCTGTCATTCCTGAGTTTGAGCCAAACGCAAACGGCGTGGTGGACATTGCGCCTAAGCCTGAATCAATGCCTTACGCGCTCAATCCAACCAAGATGACCAACACATTTGACGACAGATTTGGCACGTTGCCTGAGGAACAAAGGCTTGCAGCGGAAAAGATTTTGAAAGACACGTATTTGGAAGCAGCGCAAAAACCATTGCGTATCAACCTCAGTTCTGCTTCATTGCAGGGCGTTGTCAGTGACGGGCGTTTCAAATCAATCTTTGAAAAACCTACTTATTCTGAGTACATGGAAAACAGATTGAAAGTGGAAACCGACTCCATGGGTATTCCTAAGACAATCAAGCCTACTGAGCGCCCAATTTACGGAAGTCTTGAAGGCGACGCAAGCATGTACGGCGCAGTGCAGGTTCAACTTAAAGAGAGTGTCAAAAACCGCACAACAATGATGTTAGGCGACTCATTTGCCGAGCAAAACCCTGTTGCGATTACAGACGTGCTATCAGGAAACGTTACAAGCAATCAACTGGCGCAAGCCTCACCATTGAATAGCACTAACATGAGACGATCTTCCCTGTCGGATCTTTTGAGAGCAGGCATGGAACCCAGTGACGTTGCCCTTCAGTTCAAAAATTACTCTTATTGGGAAGTGCAGATACACGGTGGCGTGTCGCTGGACGACATTCAAAGTGTAATTATTCAGTACACACCTAGCGCCAGTGATGAAATGATAAACAAACTCAAAGCAAAGGGGATACAAATTGTCGTCCAAAACTAAAACAGTAGATACGCCATGGGGCGAGATCTCGTACTCAGGCAAACTCAACGAAGAGACTTTATTGACAATGCCCAACGGCAAGCAAATCCCGTTTTACTCTTTGATCTCTCATACCCAAGGGGACTGCTTTCCCTACTTTGTCGAACCAACCAGCGCTGAACCTGCTAAAGTTACGAAAAGCCTTGAAGAAGCATTGGCTGACGTCAAGTTAGAGTGGATTGAGGAATAGATGACGCTTAAAACTACTTATCTCACCGTCACAGATACTCCAATTTGCGTTGCAGTCAATGACGGGGATCAAGAGGAA